GCCGGCGGCGATGCCGGGGCGGCCATGGGCTGCGCCGGGGCTTCCGAAGGCCAGTAAGAGCCGAGCAGAGCGGATTGGGCGGGCGAGGCAGGTGCCGGGCCGGGTTGCAGCCGCTCCACCGTCTCGCCGTTCACGCCCGATCCGAGCGCGTTGTGGAGCCAGTCGTAGAAGCCCGCCATGTCAGGCCGCCTTCTTCTTCACGGCNNCCATCGCCGCCCATCGTCACGGCTTCCGGCCGCTTCTCCGCGACTTCCTGAGCCAGCAGACCAATCTGCGGCGTCGGATCACCCTTGTAGCGATAGGCGTGGACGGTCAGGCCATTGTCCAGCTTGCCGACCGGGCGAATGTCTTCCTTGGCCCGTTCGTCGGACAGGAGCGAGAAGAACGGGGCGGCCTTGCCAAGCGCACCGAGGCCGGCGAGCAGCCCGCCGCCGACCATGGAGAACGGATTGGTCGATTGCTTCTGCGTGGAAACAACCGTCCCGCCTTGGCCGCCGTAGGGGATCGTTCCCGCCTGAAACTTCGCAAGCTGATCCCAAGGCAGGTTACTCTTTTCCTGCGCGATGGCGTTCGCATCGGTCAGGACATCCTGAGCCCGCGCGTCACGCGCCGTGCCGACACCTGCGAGAGCGGCAGCCGGGGCGTTGTTCATCGCCGCCAGCGTCGGATATTGCTGCAACAGACCCATCCGCAACTGCTGCTGGTTGTTGAAGTCGTCCATGCGGTATTTCAGGCCGGTATCGGCGACCGCCTTCGCCACAAGGTTCTGGTGAACGCCAGAGCCGTATCGTCCGCTCGCGGCCATTCTGCCGCCAAGCGTGGTTGCAGCCTCGTCCTGCGCAAGTCGGATCGCATCCGTCAGATACGGATTCTCGCCCGGCTTGAACTGATCCGCCGCAAAGCCGAGCGCCGCCTTTTCGAACGGCGTATTCCCGGCCCGCGCCTGCGCTTCCATCAAGCCGAGCGCGTCGGTTGTCGCCTGCGACTGCCCCGCGAGGTTGGTTTCCGGGACGAAGGAACCGGCGCCCGCCTTGTAGTTCTTCTCCGCTTCCGCGAGGCCAAGCTTCAACGCTGGTTGCGCCGGAGCCCAAGGGTCACTCTTGGTCGTCGTGGTCTGCGATCCGCCGCTCATGCAAGCTTCCTCCGCATCCATCGGCCGTCGAACGCATAGCCCGGCAACACGCGACGCCAGCCCTTGCGGCCCCGCAGCATCACCGCCACGCATCCGCAGGACTGCGCATACTGTTCGATAGTCTTCATCACCGTGGCGATATAGCCCGAAACGCCGACGCCGCCGGCCGCCAGAATAAGGCAGGTCTTGCCGTTCGGCTCAGCCTTCATCTGCGTCACCGCCGCGCCGATCAGCCCGCCCTTGTCGTCTTTCAGAATCCAGAGCAGATCGCGCGCCGACGCCAGACCGGCCTGCACCATGCCGACCGTCACGTCGCCCGGCGGCGACTTCGCAAAAGCCCGCTCGATGAAGCCCGCCACCTTCGGCCATTGATGCTCCGCCCATGCGCCGGTGCCGGCGTTCATGGCTATGGTCATCGCATCCCCGATGCGTTCGATTGCACGCCGAGCGAATTGAGATACTGCCATTCCGTGCCGGCCGGAATCCTCACCCGCGCCCGGTGATAGCGAGCCGAGCGGCGGATATGACAAACCCCGTCCACGCTCGGAGCCGCTTCCGCCGTGAACGTCAACGGATCGCTGAGCTTCATCCGAGACGCCATCGAAATACGATAGTCTTCCGCGTCCACGTCGGGTCGGATGCCGCCGACCATCGAAAGGCCCGGCCTGCCGACAAAGCCGTCCGACGTGTCGATCACCGCTTCCAGATTGTCGCCGGTGAAGAATCCGAGCAGATGGTCCGCGTTGAACGCGCCGAACTGGTATTCGCTCGCATTGAGCGCGGGATCGTCGAGCGAGCCGGTTTCGTCGTCCAGCGATCCGCTCTCGTCATCCAGCGACGACGGCGAGGTAGCGGCCGGAAGCGCATACTCCACCGTCACGTCGATATAGGTCCACTTGTCGAGCTTCCAGTCGTAGACGATGGCCCGGTCGAACAACCCGGCCTGCCCGCCGTCGATGCTCTTGAAGAACCAGAACACTCGCGAGGCCCGGACATCCGCGACCGCGAGCGTGCGGGTCAATCGCGACGTGTCCACATTGGCGAAGAACCATTCGTTGACACGCCCCGATCCAATCGGAGCAAGCCCGCCCTCTCCGAGCGATCCGCCGCCGACCGGAAGACCGCCCGCCCCGCCGAACGCATAGAAGCCGGACGATCCGAGCACGAAGACGGTATCGCCGCCGCGCGTCGCCGACCAGATGCCGGCCCCGCCGACCGTGTCCGCGATCTTCACGAACCTGAAAGCGTTCGTCGCATCATCGGGCAGAAACACCATGCGGCGGCAGGCATTCGTTTGCAGAACAACGCCATACTCGCCGCCGACAACGCCGG